ATACCGTAGTTAGGACAATCAACCTCAAAACGATATGTTTGTCCTCTGTAAAGTTTTAAATTTGGATTACGTGTTAGCCCGTCTGGGGTAAAGAGGTATGCACGATTATCACCGTCGTCGACAATTTTTACAGTATATGTACTGATAATTGTATCTGCTTGACCGGCAATAGGAACACTAGTTGGTCCGTTAGGCAACCAGTAGTAATCTCGATAATTTACAAACTTGTCCCAATCAAAATGTGGGTTCCAAGCATAAAACTCTTGACTGTTGATCTTGTTATGATCAACGTCGCTGGCATTAAAGAAAGATAATTGATTAATATAATCTGGATAATCTTTAAAAAAGTTTACATTTTCAAGATCGTCTTTGATAATGACTGCTGGCTCGAACTGATAGTCGGTACGTTGCTTGGTAACACCAGACAGGTACTTGTCTGCCGGTGTATAAGGCTCGAATGTTTTTCTCCCGATAAAGGCACTGACCTTCTCAACATTACCTTCAGATATTAATTGATCTATTGTCGCATTTAGAAACTTTTGATTGGCGCTAGTTCTAAAATATTTAGGTAAAAATGCTAAAGACTTTTTTTCTGCGTTATCAGAAATAGGTAGACTTGGGTCAATTTGATCGTTGTTGAATGCCATAATTATGTACTTTGAATACCAGTATTATTATTCAGTGATGTTAGCACTGTGCCGTTTGTTCTTAGTCTAGATGCTGTTATCTCGCTGATAATTTCTACATCATTAACTGTTGCAGAACTTATAAAAATTTCATCTGCGTTAGATTTAATTTCATATAAACTTCCAAAACTTAAATTTTGATCTTTTGGAACAATTACAATGTTGCTGATGTTAGGAGCAACTTTGTTCATGATATAAGTTGTTAACTCTGTAAAGAAGAATGTATCTCCGAACTCCCAGTTTTCAATTGCAAAAAATTCGTTGATTGCATTGATCACTGATAGTTTAACATCGCTGTCACTAACTGAAACATTGTTACTCTTAACTACTTTAAAAGTTGCTTGTAAAGGTAACGGTGCAGTAGATCCAAAAACTTCTTTATATTTTACAGGATGATAGATAACTTCATCGCTAATTGCTTTTACTTTTTCTAATTTAGAACCAAAGTTAATAAACAATGCATCACTGCTTAAAGGCAATGGCTTTGTGTCTATTTCTTTTCTAATCCATCGACGATATTCAGTATCGTAGGTTCTAGTTAAAAGGTAAACATCCATGATGTTTGTTGAACTTGGATCTAATCTAGCACTACTATCAGCAGAATGTACATACTGAAACTTTAGATTGTCTCGGCCAAAGAATCCTCTATATTCGTTAGTTACTTGGAATTGCGGTAGCCCGTTTCTTACAAACTTTTTGACTAATTTTTCATCTAACAAATAAACTAATTGACCGTCTGCTATGCCGGTTTGTAAATTTGTATCAATTTCTGATTGTGTATTATAGGTTAAAATTAAGTCATCAGTGTTAGGAATATAAAAATAATCTGTAACTCCGTCTAATGCTGTGCGACGTTGCTGAAAAATAATTTTCTGAGTAGGTTCTACTTCAGGTTCTACTATTCTTCTAAAAATTTCTGGGTCGTCTATAACACTGTCTTGATCTTTATCTGTAAAAGAAATACTGATCTTCTTACTGTCAATATATCCGTCTGCGCCTTTAAATTCGTCAATAATTTCCCATTCAAAATTAGTATCTAAAGGAAATACATCTAAAGGTTTAGTATTAATACCCAATACAGAAATTTTATCTTTGATTATTTTACCTGTATTAGTGTCATAAATTTTATCACTACTGTCAAAGAAGAATCGTACTTCTTTAACACTTTCAAACACATAACGAGTTGAACGATGCGTCACTGTATAAACTTCGCCATCTGTTTCAAACAAGATTAACCAACTTGCATCAAGTTGTTGATTACTAATATCACCTGCTTTTCCTAAACTAAATTCAGAAATTTTATCTACGTTGGATTCTGAGATAATTTTCCAAGAGTTGTCATTGGTGTCATAACGTAGGCCAAACTCTTTCTGTGCAAAAATTAAATCAAAAATTCTTGTTCTTACACTGTCAGTAAACTCTCTAACAAATTTAGGAATAATAACACTTAGTTCAGCGCCTGTTGGAATAATTTCGTTGAATTTAATAGGACCTTCACCATTAGGCAATGTATTTGTAGATCCATAAACACCACTACCAACAATGTTTACTGTCTTTGTCCAAATATAAGGCTTCTCTCCTGGCGTAAATTTTGCACTGTTAGGAATAAAATTATTTTTAGAATCGAATGCTCTAAATCCTGGAGGAGGAAGAAACTTTAATAGAGAATCATTTACAATAAATCTTAAGTTAGAAGTTGTAAATGCTCCAACTGTTCTTGGCTCATTAGTAGTGTTGTTAGACAAGTATCCTGTCGAAACGTTAGTTCCTTTAGAAATTCTGTTCCAAGATAAGAACGGTGTTCCAAGATTAACTTCTGGATAATTATCTAGATAAAAATCGTATAGAGTTTTCTTTTTAAGAATAGGAACAATTTGATTTGTTACAACGCTTTCAATATCGCTCTTTGTAGCAAATGCAAAGTTAAATGTTTCTTTAAAATTTTCTTTATATAGGATACCGTCTGTACCAAAAATATTTGTACTGCTGTATTTTCCAGATGTATCTTTTAAGTCAAAGTATCTACTGATACCAGAACTAACTCTGTTTACTGCTTTTACTTTAAGAATGTCTTGACTTATTCCAAGAGGTAAAACGTTGTAGTCTTCACCTGTTATCATTCTGTTCTGAGTATAATATGTACCCGGAGCATTTTGTTTGATAGAATCTGAAGTCTCTGACGAACTTGCATTAGTGACTGTATATTTTAATCCAAGAGTAATTGTTAATGTTTCTTCTTTGCCTCTACGACTTAGGTAGGGAACATCGATAGTTACACTCTTAATATTGTTTGGATTTATTTTATATGATAGACCGTTACTAACTCTGTAATAGACTTTAAAATTACCTTGAGGCAATTCTCCAAACACACCGTCTGTGAAAACTAGTCTTACAGCATCTGATGTTCTAGTTTGTACAGCATAAATCTTTCTATTACCCTTCTGAGAAGAGTTATAAATTATATTGTTGCCTGTTAAAGATTCTACTTGAGTCCAAAGATTTGACTCTAAACCAATAGTGTCTAAATCGTATAGCCACACATCGGTGTTATTAACTCCAGTAGCGTCTAAATCTACTACTTCGTTAGGATTTGGTCTGGCAACATTAAAGTTACCTTGTTGTAGACTTCCTTGACGGAAATGTAAAAAGAATCCTGTATTACTACTTGGTGGGCCACCACCATCATCTCTATACAAGAATGCTAAGTTATTACCTGGAAAAGGTGCTTCTTCATAGATAGCATCTGAGTTTTTGAATACTGTAGAAACAATATCAAACTCCATGTTTCTACCGTCAATATTCTTATTAAAATTATAAGTAGGAACTTCTGTATTTGTTCCATTAATTCTGTACTGTTCTGTGGCAACACCGCTTAACACTGCTCGGTCTTGAGGACGACCAAACTGAGTAGTTTCACTCATTGCGGCGTTGATAACTTTGATAAACTGTTCGTACCAGTTATTGTTACTTGGATCGTTCCAGAGGATTGTTTGATTAGACAGATTGCGACCATTACTGTCAATAACTTCTTCAGTTGTAGCGATGGCAGTGAATTTTAAAAGACCATTTGCAGGAACGTTTCGCTTTGGGTTGTAGGATAGTAGACGTGCTAGACGTAGAACACTTTCTCTGCGTTCTGCTAGTTCAAGGAAGTTATCGCGAGCATTTAAGTCAAATCTAAATGCTAGGTTTTGACCTAAAAATGCAATAAGATCAATAAGGGCCAAGTACTCACTTGACTCAATATAATCGTTAAAATCTTCTGGATAATTTTCACGCAGGTACGCAATCATCGTACGGCGTAGGTTATCAAAGTCGTAACTTTGAAAGTCAGCATTACGGAAACTCTGGTAGATTTTCTTCCAGTCTTCCGCGGCTAATAATCGGTTTTGTCTATCTACACTGCCCATATATGGTCCTCACACATTATTTATCGTGTGTGGAAAAGTGGGTAGTTAATTTATAAAATGCTGTTTTCTTGATCGAATCTAAAGCGAAGGCTTTCAGAAATATTGTATGGAAGATATGTTAGTTCACATTCTATTTGAATGCCACTTTCGTACTCGCTAACAACAATATCTTGCACTTGAACACGAGGGTCGTAATTTATAATAGTTGTAACGTCGTCTAGTATTAACTGCTTAATGTCTTCTGTTAGTGGCTCAAACAATACGTCCCATATAATGGTACCAAAACTAGGATTTTCTAATTTTTCCCCACGACGAATATGGAAATGATTAACAATGTCTTGCTTAATTAGTGCAAGATCATATAAAGCAAATGAGTTACTATCTGCAATCGTGCTGATACCTCTATAGGTTCTACTAGTGACAATAGTAGTATCACTATTTGCAGGTAATGTAATTCTAGAAACTAAACTTTTTTCCATACTATTATTTATTTGCTAATTTTTTTGAAAGTATCAGGCGTTGCAGTTAACTTTCCATCTTTGGGTTTTGCATCAGGTGTATGTCCTGCAGGATTTAGATTTTCGTGGCCACTCCATGGTTCTGCCTGCGGCACTCTGCCTGGTTTATCGCCTGCACCAGCGGTGGCTGCGGCAGGGCCGTTCATATGTATTTGTGCGGCTGTTTCTAAATGGTTGCCGCCGCTGTTGATATTTGTTGCCCCGCTAGTAGTAATTAATGTATCTGCTCCACTAACGATTTCCATGGCTGCTCCGCTGTCCAAGTGCATTTTATCTCCGGATAAAATATTAACTTTACGTCCAGCACTCATGTTAATATCTCTATCGGCAGTTATGTTTAAATCATTTTTTGTGTGGATACTGACGCTGTCTGCGGCATAGATATCAATTTTTCCGTTACTAGTTAACTCTATCCATGTAGTGCCACGAGCATTTCCAATATAGATTAAATCTTCTGTATTGTGTAATAAAATTTGATGCCCTGTTCTAGTGCGAATTCTAACTAATTCGTTATGCGGTAATGTTGGGTCGCCGTCTTCCCCTGCAGAAACGTTAGCATACTCTGGAGGTCCTTCGCTGGCTGGTGTTTTACGCAATAGTGTAGGATCCCCATCGTCCATGACGAATGTTGAGCCTCCTAATCTACTAACAAATGCACCAACTACTTTACTTTCAAAGTGACCGATAGTTCCTGTTTTTGCTCCAGGACGTCTGTCCACCGGTCCAGGTGTACTCCAACCATAGACACTGCTAGGCATATCTCGTCTAGCACTAGATGTAGTCGTTCCTCTAGTTTCGTCTGTGGCTAACCCTTGAGCACCTATAACTGCGTCAAAAGGATGCACCGGTTTCTTTATCTGTGTAGTATCTTTTTGTACACCCTCGTTTAAACGCTTGTTAAACTCGGCTACAACTTTTTTACCTTTACCAGTGTCGTTGTGTAATTCTGTTGCGGCAAGTCCTGGAACCATAAAGTTCATATACTCATCTTGCACACAACCTATCCAGTAACCTTGTTTAATATCACCTTCAATAAACACTACTAATACTAAAACACCTACATCAGGAGGAACTGCCCAGAAGCCATAACTCTTTTGTGTTCCATTAAAATTATCATTTTTATCAGTATGCTGAACGTTTGTAACTCCGTAAAACGGACTGAGGTATCTTACTGGAATAGTTTGCCCTTCACGGTTATAAGTGTTACCGACTTCTCTTAGTAACTGAACCTGTAAGGTTCCCATGTACTTAGGGTCAACATTGCTTACCACTCTTGCAAGGTAAGGACCACCATTAAAACTTTTTTGGTCTTCCGAGGAACGTTCTATTTCTGGCATTATGGATATCCGTTAAAAACTGACTTGTTGTCTGCATCAGTCATGTTAGGTGTTGTAGATCTAGCAGAAGTAACTCTTGTGGCTTTGTTAGCGGTTTCTGCATTTCTTGGATTTGCTGTAGCACCTCTACCTTCACTGTCGTATAAACCACTAGCATCGTACAACTCTCCAGTCTCTGTATTTCGTCTAATAGTACTAATTGTACCATCTTCGGCTCTAATCTCTTCACTACCAGATGCTCGCTTGGCTATTGCGGCGGCTTCTGGATTTGTAATAGGTTTTGCAGTTTGTTTAGGTCTTCTCATTAATTGTAACTCTTGTGTAAATTTACCTTTTTGCCACCTATTCGTTACAAAATTTACTTTATATAGACCACTAAATTCTTCAACAATGTCTGTATTACCAAAATCCATTATACCAGTTTGCTGATTATAATCTAAAGGAGTTCTAAAGTTAATGATAATATCAACTTCTCCGCTTTGGTAATCCATAGCACCTGTTGAGGTTATATTAAATCTTCCACTGCCACTGTTGCTGAAATTTCCCAAACCACTGTCAGCAAGATAATAAGGATCTCCCATGACTGTTACGTTTGCCATGACTAAATCTGTTGTACTTTCATACAATGCTTCTTGGAATCTTTTAGCAACATTAGATTTATGATCTTCTGCTCGAGTTCCGCCGGCGCTGTCTGCTGGAGCATTTAAATTTCTACCTTGTACTTCTTGTCCTGGTAAGTTTTCTTGCACTTTTGGAGTGTTGTCGGGAGTTTTAGGTGCAGTCTGACTATCTGTAGTAGCACTTCCTTGTCCGGTGTTAAACAATTCTCTATGTTGCTTTCCAGAATCTCTAGCGATTGTGTTAAAGAATGCTTGTTTAAATTCTAAATCAAAATTTATAATTTCAGTATTTTTGCCAGTGTAGATATAATCGTATACTTTGGCTACTTCATTGCGCAGATTAGCATATCCTTTAACTGGTGCAGTAGGTGCAGTATTCTTAACGCTGTGAACTTGATAAGGAACAACTTTAAAAATTAAAAGTTTAGGCTGAGAATTGTTACCTAAGTTACCTGTTTTAGGTTTTTGGTAGTCTACTGCTGTTTCAATTCTAAACCAATTAATAAATCCTGCATTATTTGTTTTTTGCTCTGCTAGTGCGTTTTTACAGTATTTGCTATTAAGCATTACGCTAGTAATAGCGTTAACTATACTTGTACCTTGACTGTAAATGAACTGACGAGTTTTTTCATCATAGACTACTTTGCTACGATTAATAGGCTTGCTAGGGTCTTCTTGTACTTCGTTGTCTTTATTAACTCTGCTTTCTCCTGCGGTAGCCGCAGTAAAATCCATTTCACTAAGACCTAATTCATTTAATGTGTCGCTTGATTGAATAAGATTACTTGAACTAGTTTTTCTATCTACTTTGATCACAGAAGTAACTTTTGATGTTGCACCAGTATCTTTATTTTCTGCCGGTGTACCTAAATCTTCAAGTTTAGGAAATACTATAACTATTTCGTCAGCAAGTGTAGGTTCTTTTTCTTTAGCGGCAAATTCTTGCAGACGTTTATTAAGAATTGTCTGTAAACTAAAATCTCCTGTCTGTAAAACTTCTTGTACAGTTTTTCCGCTAATTGCAACATCAACATCAAACAATCTATGGTTATTATCTAACGGTATTTCGTTAGCAGGGTGACCTTTAACTCTATAAACAGCGCCATTGGCCTTAGCCGTCATCGAAATATCTTTAAATGTCATTGGGATATTTCTTGTAGTGTTTGGAATGGCTACCGGGTTACCATTGTCATCATATCCAATAAATTCAATTGTTAATAGATATACACTACGCAAGTGGCCACCGGTCCAGCCGTTGTTTTTTGCGGCAATTTCACAGGCCTGCATGAATATACCCATACTGTAAGGTTCGATAACATCAAACGAAATGTCTGTAGCATTACTACCTTTAGTTTTAGGGTTATAGGTTATAATTGAAGCAATGTCAACATTGTCTATAAAAAAATCATACTGTCCGGTAGGGTTATCCTTAGATGTCATTGCAGTACTTTGTGCGCGACTGCCTGCGCCTGCACTTCTAAGAATAATTTGACCAAGGTCACCTTTTTTATAAGTTGTTAAAGGATTTCGATGTGAATCAGCAGAAATATTACTTAGAGTAAACACACAGTTAAAACTAGAAAATTTGCTTAAAGGGTTAACTTGAGGTAAAGGAATTTTCTGTGACTGGAGTATAGATCCTCCAATGGTTACAGAATTTCCAAAAGCAGAATCTTTTAATGCAACGCCTGCACCGTTGTATCTTTCTCGTTTTTCTGGAGCAGTCGATGCTTGTTGTGGAGCAGATCCAGTTCGGCCTGCAGGAGGTATGGCCTCTGATGTGCCATTTACTGCCTTGGCTGCACCTTTGAAATATGATTCTGCAGAAGTGTTGTTAGCGTCAACTCCAGATACACCGTTTTTAATGATGCTGCCGGCACCCTTTAAGTGAGCAGATGCTAGATATCCCGCTACTACATCAGGCGGATCGTTTGGTTTAATAACTCCGGCCTTTGATAATGTTCTGAAATTTTGATCTACTAATCTGTCAAATGCCTTGTCTTGTGCAACTGGATCGTTAAGGAATTTTTGAAGGCCGCCACCATTCGTCCAATTACTAGGATCAAGCATAACAGCATTATGTCCTGATTTTCCTAACTGACTATAGTTTGTAATAATACCCTGGCGTATTAGTCCTTGACTTTGTAAGGCTTCTGCTCCAAACTGATATGCACCAGCATATCCAAAACGATTCAAGCCATCGGCTTGTCGTTGACTATCTGAATTGGGGATATATTTTCCACCACTTTCCTTTTGCTTGATAAAATTACGAAACTTTTCATAATTCTCAGCACCCATTGTACTCTGTGCTTGACTCATAGAATTATAGTCCTAGTAATTTAAACAATCCAGATTTTTTAGGAAGATAAATTTCTACGCCTGATCTAAAATCAAAAATAGGATCTCTAATTATATCTAGATTGCGTTGAGCAAAGACCCACCATAGTTTAGGTGTGTCATAGAGATACTCTGATAATAAGTCAGGTCTGTAATTAAATTGTGGTTCTATTTCGTATAAGATATCATCGTCTTCGGCGGCCACAGGTCTAATAGAAAGATAGTTAAGATACCCTGCTCTCAATGGAGTGTCTGCCCAGGGACTACTTTTAGAATAAGTTGTAGCCATTAGATAAATCCTTTATTAATATAACTGCCTTTGACAAAGTCTTGAAGATTAAAGTTTCTAACTGCTTCTCTACTATAGACAGGCATAAGTGTTACTGTGATAACACTACGGACTGGAACATAGCCAACACCGTTATCGTCAAAAGTTTTACCTTCGAGTATTTTAGATCCAACAAACTTACTTGGAATATAATCAACGTCTTTAGGCAATTCTACTTGAAAATTTGTAACTACTACAGGCACATTATTAAAGACAAAATCTCCGTATCCATTTAATTTTAAAACCGGAGGAGGTGCGCCAGCATTTTCTGTCTTGTCCCCAAAATACATTTTTGTAACACTTCTTAGAAAATGTACACTTGCAATCCAATACGATGCATCATCGCTGTTTTCACAATAAAAATCTCCAGTAATTGTTATCTTGTCAAGTTTACTATTTTCATATGAGGAAAAAGAATAATTATTGTGTAGTGGGT